ACTATCATTTTTACCAGTGTCATTATCTTCTCCATCACCCGATTGGGTGTGTGCAGAAGCAAGTGGTACTAATAAGCTATCTAAGTTTAATTCTTGCTCTAATCTGAAACGGTCTTTAAGGTGTTTTTGTTTTATCCCAGTAGCTACAATAGCTTCTAGTTTACCAATACCGAAATTCGCATTTTCACGATAACTTTTTACTTGTTCAATTTCTCTACCAACTGTTACTGGGAGTATAGTGACTTCTGCTTGGAAGGGTTTAAATTTATACAGATTGTTCACTGCTACATTAGCAAAGTTGTTAATTTTAGAAATCAATTTCCACATAAACGCTTGGTCTACTGCTTGGTTAATTTTTAGTGCTTCTGAAGTACTGCTTGAGAATATCTGCGCATTGATACCAGCAGAGTTATAAATAGTGTTATACGCTTGAGCAACTTGTTTATTTTCGGTCTTACCGTCTTCTTGTAATTCCATTAATTCAGTTTCACCAAATACTGTAATCACTTCAAGTCCGCTATGTTTTCTAACTATCTTTGTTATTTCTCTTTGTATAGCTTTTACTTCGTCTAGGTCAAAGATTATTTCATCTTCGTATATAGGAATTCTATGGGTAATAATCTTTTTAAGTTGATTATCACTTCTAGTTAATTCGTTTGCTCTAAATTGCTCGTATTCTATTATTCCACTCATTGAGTTTAATAGAGGCGGCATAGCTAAATCATTTAGCATAATTGATGTAGCAAATTTAGGATTTAATGCGTGCCATCTTAATTGAGTATCTCCCGCATATATGTTATATAGAGTACGGAATTCTTTTGGGAATAGATTAAGAATTGCTTCTCTAGCATCCCCTCTAAATTGCTCAAAGTAGCTCATATCAAATTCGATTAAATTAGTTCCTATGTTCGTTTTCAATACCGTTCTACAATACTGAACCGGTAATGTCAATAGTGAAATTGTCTTCGAACTGTTTAATTTGTCGGCATAAATGTATGCACTACCAGTAATCAATATATCTTCTAGAACTTCTGGTACAACTATCTCTAAGTTCATTCCATCTACGACCTGAACCATCTCAGCGTATTTTTCATGATACTCTTCAGTAGTAATACTATCAGCCTCTAGCTGGTCCATTGCAACCGGCAATACTGTATATCTTACGAAATACATATCAGCATAGTACGAAATTATTTTAGCATAATTAGGGTCTAAAGCATGTAATGATTTAGATACTTCAGCAGCTCTTTCTGGGCTACCATATGCATTTAGTAATAAGGTTTCTAAGTCTGACTTACTACTAATATTAAAGTAATCTCTACTTAATGACGAGTGCCCCATTCTATAATTTAATGCGGTCTCGCTCTTGTAAACTTCAGTTATTTTTTTATTGAACAATTTAAAGTCTACTTTTGTTTTAACATTTTTAGCTGACTCTACGCCCTTGATTGGTCTTGCTGACCTAATCTTATCTTCAGACATAATATCACCTACCTTAGCCACTTAATATAAAATCAGATGGACTATTTTTTTTCTTTCTCTTTTTAACAAAATATGGTACTTCTAGATGTTCGTGTACACCGTAAACTCCGTACTCTGCTGCCGAGAAAAAGTCTTTTTGAATCTTTTGATTTCTTCTTTTAACTCTAATAATTTGCATATTTAGATTGTCAACTACATCAACAATATCTAAGTTTTTCATTTCTTCTTCTAGCACATCCATGTATTGATAAGGTCTTAATACAGACTTTTTCTTTCTGTTGCTAGCTTCCATAAACTTTTTATGTTTAGAGAATCTCTCTACAGCGTGTGAATGTTTTATTAAGAAACGTAGGTTACCAGAACCAATTTTTGAGAAGAATATTTTATGTATTTTGCTACCCTTTTCACCAGTTGACTTAATCTCATAACAAATTGTTTTGTCTTTAGATGTTTTTCTAATGTCTTTCTTAGAGTCGGTTGGAGGATTTATGATACCATACGCAGGTAATACTATACCACCTGGGTCTAATTGAGGTTTGTTAAGCCAGTCACGAATTGCGGCTCCAATCCCCTGTGCATCGTAAATCAATAGCGTTGCTTCATAATCTATTACTGTTCTCTTTAATTCTCTCGAAACTTCTTCGTAGTCAGTTGTCTCTATTTGGAACATATTGACAGTTGTGTATAGGAAGGCATGGGGTCTTATATAAACTTTTAATACCACGACAGCCGTGTTAGCACTACCATCCTTCGCCATATCGGCACTTACTATGTAGAAGTAATCTTCGGATTCTTTATCACTTTTTGTTTCTGCTCGAACTACTTTTCTTAGTTCTTGTATACGTTTAGCTGTAAAGGCCGCACCGACTGGTGAACCTGACCAGATTGATTTGTACTCTCTATCCATAGAGTCTTGTTCGAATGTTGGAGAAGAGATTACCTCTCTCATCGCTTGTTCGTCAAGCAGGCCATGCATTAGTGGTATCTCATATGAGCCACCAAGTACCATATATCTTTCTGGGTCTATTACTGCGTAACATACACTTTCTATAAGTTTCTCGTAAGCGTAAGTCCCTTGGTAACCAGCAGTAGTAACAAAGATTTTGTTACCATGCGGTTCATGCGGGTTTACCTTTCCGAATGAATCGTTTCTCTCTTTATTCATTAATGGTATGATTCGTTCATTTATTTCTGTAGGGTCATGTTCAATAACCTCTTCAAATATACCTGAGTGACGTCTTGCACCCCTGATACCTGAACCAGAACCAATAACATCGAATATTCCACCATGAGTGAATCTAAATTCAGCATAGTCCTTACCACGGATATATGCTTCTTGTAATTTTCCTGCTATCCTAAACTTTTGCATTTCATTTGCTAGTAGCGGGAACTTAACCCAAAGGTCATCAATTACTTTTTCTTTTGCGATATTAGCTGCTTGCATTTTAGTACCAGCAACGATAAACGCTTTATGTCTTGGAACTAACATTGTTCCAATATATCTCGATAAGAACGCCAAGAACGATTTTGAGAATCCCCTTGTATACGTGTGATATGACTGTCTATGACGAGCCATCGCGCGTAAGGTAATTCTTTGTGAGAAGTATAGATTAAAATTGGATGCTTTAGGTGTCATTAAATCTACTACTTTATCTGGGTAAGTTAGGAAGGTATTTATCGCTTGCCCGAACTTATCAAAGTTTTTATCTATTCTAGATTTAGTAACAATTTTGTTTCTAGCCTCATCCGTAGAACCTAAAAAATCGAGATAGTCTACGATTTCTTTAGGAATATTGTTTACGTTAGAAGTCTTCTTCACTGTATCCACTCATTATATCATCACTTTCCACAAATCTATCTATCTCGAATTTATTTTCTTCTTTGGCTGCTTCAACTATTTTCTCTAAATCAAGTTCCTTCATAGCCTGTTCCGCTATCATATCTTGTTTAGATTGTAAATATTTCTCTTGTATAATTTCTAGAGTTTGCTCAAGTCCAGTAGACTCAAGAACTAATACTCTTAGATATTCTTTCATTACTCGAATGGTTGTATCTACAATATCTCTCTCGAAATTATCGTAATACGTAAATTCGAAGCCACCTTTCTCTAAGTGGTCTACTAAATCAGCTACGGTTCTAATAACGTCCGTTTGTGCCGACTCTATCATCTCATCAATTTTCGCAGTCTTAACGAATTGAGAGTAAGCCCCACCTAATTCCTTAATTTGCTTAACGTCACCATTTTCTACTGCCTTATCAAGCATAACGCTTATTTTACACGCTTTCTTAATTGAGTCAATTTGCATTGGGTTGTTAACATCGAACATTGATATCGTACTACTGTATAAATTTTCTAATTGGATTAACTCTCCGAAACTATAACCTGTTCCCCACTTGATTAAACCTCTTTCTATAAAGTCGTCCATAACTGGCTCTATCCTTTTCAGAAGTGCAGCATGTGTCATAGAGCGCTCCCACTCTACATTTGCTTGCTTCCATAGGTCTTGAGTACTTGTAGTGTAAAATAGGTTTTCTTTATTTTCGTTGAGAAAAGCCGCAGTATAAGCCTTAAGTATTTGAATCGCAGTTTTTTCTTTTCTTATTATATTTATCCATTTAGTTGGACTGAATGGTATATTATAAGTTCTACAGAAGTAATCCGCATGTTCTAAATTCTTGTAGTCTAACTTTTCCGCAGCACATTTAAAACAAATCGACGGAACAAGGGGATTGTTTGAGAATGTTAACTCATTGTAGTTCCCGCACGCAGGACACTTACCTTTTTTAAACATATGTATTACCTCCTTATTCTTCTTATTTATATTATCATTATATCACATTTCATGTGTAATTGCAAATCTGTGGTTAAGCATACTTATTCAAGCTATTTTAGCCGCATCTCAGTTTCAGTAAGGCTTGTTTAGATAGCTTTTAAAATTTGACTTTTTACAAAAATTTTGGTATAATAAATTATAAAAGAAAAGAAAGAACAGGAGTAGATTAAATGAAATATATTATAGGTATAATTGGCTCTAGAGAGTTTTACGAGATGAGTGTGTTAAATAAAATAATGGATTCACTAATAAAAAAGTATATGCTTAATGAATTTGATTTGTATATTTGCTCTGGCGGAGCAAGAGGCGCTGACACATTGGCGCAAAACTATGCAAAAGAAAATGGTTTGAGTATTATAATTTATTACCCAGATTGGAAAACATATGGCAAAGAGGCTGGCTTTAGGCGTAATGCGCTTATAGCATCCCAGTCAGATTTAATCGTAGCATTATGGGACGGTCAATCTAAGGGTACGATGCATACAGTTGCATTAGCAGAAGAATTAAATAAAAAAATAATAATTTATG